GTATATAGGGTATCTACGGTGGGCTGGCAAACCTTCATCTTTCATAGCTTCCAGAAACACTTTGTCTGAGTACTTTTTACCACGTTGTGCACTGTACAAGTAGTCGTGCACGGTCGCCGCTCTTACGCTACGGCCTTTTAGCAAAGCGTACAGTCCAGGAACACGAGGAACGCTGTCTCCGTCCGTGATAAACCCGAAGGGGACCACGATAGTGTAGTCCTCGCCGAAGTACATGAAGCTCCGCGTCAGTTGCCACGCGTTAGGCCCCACGTGGCGGTACTCCAGCGCAGAGAACTTCGGTAGCCCGTGGGCTACGCCCGTCTTTAGCATCATCGTCATCAGCGAACTCTCTGGGCTGCTTGATCAATCCAACGTATCAACGTTTCAAGAGACTCTCTTTGGTCTAACTCAATTACCCCCTCACCTACAAGGTCCTGTATAGCTACCCGGGCGGTGGTTAGGCCGTAATTTAGCAGCTCTTGGTCTGCCAAACTGTAATCAGCCCAATTGATACGGTCACGCACAACGCCTTCGATGTCTGCCAAGGAGTAAAGCTCGGGACCGCTTACCTGCAATCGGATGTCATCTAGTGTGTCACGTAGGTTGGAAGCTCGATCTACCGGGTTATCACCAGAAGCGATAAACCGAAGAGTAATTTGGTTTGTAATTAGTTCAGAAGCAATCGGACTGGATTCAATCTTTTCAATAGTTGAGCAAGCGGCCATGGATAATAGAACAAAAACTGCAAATGCGGATTTAATGGATAACATTTTATACTCCAGTATTATCGGTTTTTAGTGTCACTATCGTACCATCAAAAATATTTGTTACTACTTCTCCAGTTGCACACTGATGTCGAGAGTACAGTTTAAGATTACTGACTTTAGGTGCCAATATCCATGGTCCATAGGTCTGCCGACCCGTTAACCGGCTTGTCACTTGAGAGTTTGGCAGCTCAGCAAAGGCGATTGACACAAACTGGCTGCCGGAGTAGCCGATGAGCTCCAAAAATTTACAGGGACGAACTTTGTCAAGGGTGCCGCTTATGCGCAGTCTTTTGCCGTCCTCGCTCTGTGCTCTGGTAATCTCAAAGCTTGTAACAACGGGGAATACAATTGGCTCAAATTGCTTAAAGCCCGCCCATGCAGCACTTGCAATAGCAACGTAAAGTGCGTATCGCGTAAATCGGCCCATACTCGGACAGCGCCTATGTGATTTCCTGCGGTTTTCCCCGTAATCTGGGCCTGAAAGGATGGGTCGCATATCATTTACCCGTCACATGCAAAACGAACCGCACAACGCTGTCCCAAAGTAGCGATACAGTGCCGACAACTGCGGCAAACCAAATAGCCCCAATTCTTGCTGAAGCCATCAGCCATTTCATTCTGCGGTCTGCTTCAAGAATGCCGCGCAGATCGCGCAGTTCTTCGTCAGTGAATGGACGCTCGTGTTGACGTAATGGTGGTGGGCCAATTTTGCTTTCGTCTTCATTCTCCATTAATCTCGCCAGTTCTCATAATTTTTGCAAGTTCAATGGATCGATAACCCACTTGTACTGCCCACTCCGAATCCAACATCTCCTTTGAAGCGCCTTTGTAATTGTGTTTGCCGATGTTTTTCCACATGCGCTTGAATTGCATTAAACCAAAAAAACCGAGGTTAAAACACATGTTTGCAATTACAGTTTGGCGAATAGGATCAAGGGATAGGTACTCAGAAACCCCATTAAGATCGCGCTCAAAACGATCAATGTCATTTTTGAACATTAAAGCTTCTTCGTCTGGAAAAATGCCAACATCGTCAAGATTTCGGCCCGTACCAATAGTCAATTTGCCAACACTATCAAGGTAAGGTCTCAACACGGTACCTTCATGTCGTTTAAGCTGCGATCTTAATAGTTCACGATCCATAAAGGCTCCATAAAAAAGCCCCATAAAGGGGCAAGTGCTGCGACATTATGCTAACCATAGTGTACTCTGCTTTTAGCTTTTCACCAAACTGTAAAAACGCACAGTTACTTTAATTCTTATACTGCCGTAGCGTCACGCAACGTAATGCTGATAGCAGACAACGAAAAGGTGTTTCCGCTTGTTACTGACTGTGATGTTAAAGTCCCTGTTGCGATTAACTCATCGGTACCATTAGTAAGTGCCCAATGAGTAGCGTTACCAGTCCCAGTAACTGTTCCTGCCGTAATTTCTGGTACTTGTACACGCCTTCCATCAACTTCGCCGTTACTTGGTGCACTTACGGTTACAACTTTGTTTCCAAGCGTTAGGTTGCTTGTAGCTTGTGCGTATGTAGCAGCTTCTGCGCTTGTGATGTCCAGCCTAGTGCCGTTGGTCTGTGCGTATGAAAGACCGTTGTCGTAAACTGCGTCAATAATAAATGCCATTGGTAGTGCCTCAGTGTTTATGCTTGTTTCAAAAATATATTATGCTTATTCATCCACAATCAATTTATCAATCTTCAGGAGTCTGAGCACTGTCTTCTTTTCGTTGATTATCTGGTTCGATGTTTTCTTGAAGCTTGATTATAACAGAATTCATAGCACTTCTTTCATTGTGCCCGTTAATAGGTACTCGATTTAAAAATTCATAAATTATATTAAACTCATTTTCAGTAAGCATGCTGTCATCCTAATTTTGGTATCTTTTATTAAACAAATCCACGTTCTTCAAGCTTAAAAATTTGCATGGAGTCTTCATTTTGAAGTCCTTGAATAGCAATTCTTTTACAGCTTTGATCAAATCGCATGAAGTGTGTGTTGTTTTCAGCTTTGATGTCACCGTCTACAGATGCGTGTGCTCTATAGCCTACATAGTGGAACAATGCTTCAAAATACTGTGGCGGTAACGGAATAGGTTGTTTTTCAAAAGTAAGAAATTTTGGAGCCGCTTTATAGTTAACTTCAAGAGTATTACCCGCTACAGGCACTCCAATCTTTATTACGTTGTATCTGGGGATTTTTATTTTGTAATCGCTTTTTTGAAGATTTATTTCTATCTTCTCATCTTCTTTATCAAAGATTGAAGTGATCATAATAAATTCATGATCTACGCTGTCTAGTGCAACGTTGGTATCTTCTTGGCTGATAGTATACTTATTTACACCAGCTACCATAGTTACTGTTGCTGTTTCTTCCCACAGATCGAAACGCTTATGGATTTCAGTAATACCCATATTAATGTAACCAATAATTGCTTCTTTATCTTCACTGAGATTTAACTGCTTCAATTCAGATTTGCTAAGTATTTCGATTGCTTCGCTAACATTCACGGCGGTATCTCCTAAAATATTGTGCTGCTATTGTATAAATCTTCTTCTTCATCGTCCACGAACATACCATAGTTGCCATCTTCGTCTTCTGTATAAGATACCTCAACAGCTTCTCCAGGTTTGTATGGGTCCATTTCTGTCAGCATAGACATCATATCTGCAGCATCATCATTTTTAGATTGAAAACCTTCGTCTGTTACAAAAGACATTTCTTCCAGAATTTCTGTAACCAGGGGATCAGTTTTCATTTCTAACGCAAGCCATACTTTTTTAGCTTTAATCTGAGGAACAAACAATTTAAACGATGCTATTTTTTTACCGGTTCTACGAATACCTTCAACACTGCCTTGACGAGCAAAGTTAAAAAATATGTTTCGGTTTATCATTTCGCTTTTTAGCCATTGTATAAAACCTTTTTGCTGTCCGTTGATCTCAATTCCTACGCTCAAAGGTTTATAAATAGCTACATAACGAAATAGCTGATCAATGTTTTTGTCCATAAGCTGACGCTTACAGAACCCATCTACAAGCAGCCATTCCCCATTGTTTGTGTAAGCCCAGACACCACACACACTGAAGTCGCTCTTCTTTCCGTCAGATGTAGCAAAGTCTGTTGTGATATAGAAATTAAACTTTGAACGGTTTTTTACAACAAGATCTCTGTTATACCAAATCAAGTCACTGTCCAGTATCAAACGACTTTCTTCACTTGTGATTCTCAACATAAGCTCCTGGTTGAAAGAGCTGATTTCTCCGCTTTCCAACAGTGAATAGTATTCGTTTTTGACAAAAGAGTATGGAAAACGATCTTCCCAAGCACCCTTGAATTCACTCTTACTGCACGGAAATTTTTCACATATAGGGTATACCCGAACATTCCAAGCTTTACTGCTGGCAGCTTCATAAAAAGGATCAGACTTGTTAAACGGTGTACCTGTCCAGATTACAATACGTTTTTTGGGGTGCATTGCCTGACGTGCTGCTTTGTACACAATGTTTTTTATGTCTCGGATAATCGTTGGTGACTCAGCGTTTTTGTCTGACATTAAATCGTCCATGCCACACCAAGTAGGACGTTCACCGTATTCTTTAAAACCCCGAACACCAGTAGTTGCGCCAAATCCACGTATGGTTAATCGTTTACCGTCAGCATTGTTGAACTCCCACCGAACATCTGTGAACTTGGCAAACGGTACATATTTTTGCAGAAACTCGCTGTTGTTCCACCGGAACTCCAAGTTGTTCCTCATGGACTTCACACCGTTCTCCATAGTGTCGCTGATATACATGGCTACGTTTATCTGACCCAGCCCTTTAATACCCCCATAGGTTGCCAGATACAGATACATGTACTCGTGCAAAGCTGTTGTTTTTGCAGAACCACGGAAAGACACGTAAAGGTTTTGAATAAATCTTGTAGCTTCTGCTTCTCGTTCTTCAGACAGCTGATCCAACATGTCGTAATGGATAATAGGAGATTTATTTTCTTCACCCATCGACCCGTTAACCAGCTTAACAAAAGCAATAAATTCTAAAGCAAACTGAGTAGGTCGATAATCAGTGTCAAAGAATCCGTAATCTACCAAGTTAAGGCGTTTATCAAGATCCATTAACTATCTTCCTTTTCGGTATTAAATTCTCCTTCGATTATTTTGGAATTTGCAATATCTCTCATCGGCACCCCAGCATCTACTGATCTACGTTCTGCTGCAGCAAGTCTTTCAGTAGCCTCTCTGAGCTCCTGTATGGCTGACTTGGACCCATCGTCTACGTTGATATTGATTGTCTGGTCTTCCGTAGGCTTGAGCTCTGCAATCAGAGTTGCACCTGCTTTCTGCCTGACCATATCTGATCTGGAAGTACGCATCAGATGAGCTTGTGAAAGAATAGCCTCGTGCAGTATGTGACGGTGAATAAGCTGAATTGGGATAGCAGACATTCTACGAACATCATTTACCAATCGTGTTTTATTAAACCTGCTGGCTTCTGCGTTTATGACTGCATCAGGATCATCGCTCCGCCTACTTCTTTCTTGCCACCTTTCTGGAAAAGTTTTTATGTAGGCATCTCTGAGTGTGTGACCACCCTCAACCAAACTGAAGAATTTAATAGCAGTGATGTACTGAGAGTGACTATTTTTAAGGTTGTCTTTCAGTACAATCAAATGGTCCATGTAAGTCTGCAAAAATTCCGGACCATAATCCGGATCTTTAGCAAGTTTGTTTATTTCACTAATATCTTCATCAGATACCATCAGCTGTTGCTTTTTTGGCAACTGTGACATGACTAATTCTTTCGAAAGTTCTTTCATGGTGTTCCTGAATCTACTGGGTTAGTAGCCGGTTTATCGTACTGAATTCCGATTCACTCAGCTTTGGAGGATCTACAAAGGAGCTGTTGCCATACGCTTTTAGGAATTGCACTACTCTCAATTCGTTAATATCCGCAAACATTTCCGTTCCGCCATCAACCTTCAGGTCTGGTTCAAACCGGTTCTTATCCAATATTTTGTGGATGTACTGTTCAAGCTTGTAGGCATCTCGACATTCCATATCCAGTCGTAGTTCTGTGTATGGGACAAATCGATAAGCCATAAACCAGGAACGCAAAATCTCCATCATTCGATCAGCTGAACGTGGAGAGTTTGTCATTCCAATCTTATGTATAACAGTATCGTCGGGCAGTACGATTTTAATGACGTACACCCGCTCTTTGTCAGTGCGTTTGAAAAATGCCACCTGTTAAGGATTTAGCGCAGCACGGACACAACAATCTTTGGCTTCCAGAATTTTGCGAAGCCCTGCAGACTTTTCTAAACAGCCATCAAGGTCTTCATCCATTTTGTGTGCTAACTCGTGAAAGGGTTTACTCACTTCCTGAAGCTTGGCCGGAAGGTGTGAATATTCGAAGTGTTTTAAAATATAGCTCATGGTTTTCTCCATCAGATTTTGTGGACTAGATATTTTCCGTTACGTACTTTTTCCATAAAACCTTTAGCGTACAGGCCTTGGAAAACTCGGTTTACTGTAACCTTTGTTACTTCACACTCTTTGGCCACAGTATCAAAAGTAGTGTGCAGGTGGTTTGAGTAATCTTTGTTTTTTAAAATCCATAACAGCACGGATACTGATTTAGACTGTGATGTCATTAAGTATTCTTCGAGAGGGTGCATTGCCATAATAATTGGACTCGATAATAAATTTGAGATTAGTCTACTGCAGCTTACCGAGTCCACGCAAATTTATTATCTTTAAATTGCTTCACTTAAACTCTCTTTTAGTTGGTTGCTGTTTTTCTGAGGAAGCTTTCCGACAAGAACCCGATCAATTTTATGAACGATCTCTTTGGCTTCATAATCGTATTCAGCTTCTTCAGCCAATCGGTCTTTCATTTGACGTAGTAGACCCATAACTACACTTTCACGCTTATCACACATTTTGCTGCCCTCACATTCTGTGGTGCTTCATCCAAATATCTTTAGCACGCCAGGCGTTAGTACCTCCGTATACCATTACGTCTGGATCTAGTAAATACGTTCCCTGTTTCACTTTCACAAGAAGTCCTTCTTCCTGAAGCTTCTTCATCACCGTATTTACGGTATTCTTCGATATCCCTAATTCATCTGCCAAAACTCGGCTGGTTTTGCTTATCAAATTTTGGCTGCTCTTAACTTCAAGCAGGTGCAGCAATACCCTTGTTTTAGAGTTATCCGATATGGCCATAAACCTGAGCAACTTGTATGGATACACTATTTCAAAACCTTTTTTCTGATTACCTCTAATTTCGTTGTAGTGCTCTTTCAAGAAATTTTCTTCAGTCACTTCTTCGCCGGTATTTCTATCTACGATCTGAAATCGGCTTTCTATCGGTGTGCTCATATCCGTCCTTGTGAGGGTGTTTTAGGCCAAGTGTACCCGGATTGAGGTACAAGAATACGAGTATGTACCTCGATTCAGGTACAATTGTACCTCGATTCAGGTACAAACTATTGATTTTACAAAAATCATATCCTTGCAAATCAAACACTTAGTTCTCTGCACAGTGCTTCCCTTATATCTTATCTCGGGGGCCAAGCTAACCGCCGGACCATAAGTGCAAACAGTTGAAAAATAGATGAGTAAATTTAAATTTGAGACAGCCCCCGAAATCGAAGTGCGCGAAGATTGCAGGGGACTGTTGAAAGTTTAAAATTACGAATCTAGTTTTCACGTAGAATTCGGATATGGGGCCTAGAGCAATAAGGCCCTGTCTCCCAATGGGAGACCCTACCGGTTTCGCTGCCGCTCAACCTTGTAGGCGGGCCTTGTCTCGCATCTGACTAAACGATGCCCCAATCACAGGCAATCATATCGGTTTGTGAAGCCAACCACCCAGGCAACATCGCTCTACGTCCCTCAGCATTTACTGTGTACATATCAAAGTGCGGAAGAATCTCACACTCATCTACGCCGTGCTTTTTGTAGACTGACCCTTCAGACATTGTATAAGTATCTCCTAAACTGCCGGGATTAAAGATCACCCACATACCCTTACCGTTCCAACCTTTACGGGAAATCTTATAACCCAATCGGGCTGCTTCAATCGCCATTCCAAAAGTCATCTCATCTACTGGGTAATAATGCCGGTCAGCAACGTCCTTCGGAGACCAGCTGATATAACCCTTATGCCGACTATCATTAGGCTTTCCACCATCTGCGTATTCAACCAAGTACCCCTGATCCAATCCATTCTCATCTGCTGGCAGTTCCCATCCCCGGTAATAGTTATATTCCTCTCGGTTCATTTTG